TTTGGCCACCATATAACACACAAGAGTATTTAGGCTTTGAATACCGCTCAAAAGGTTGGGCTAGAAGTGCTGCTGGTGCAGTCAAGAACAGCTTTACGGCTGATACCGATACGACCATTTTTGACGATACAGTTATGGTTCTAAGCACAAAACTTAAGTATTTCCAAATTAAAGGCTTTGATACTACTGCATTGCAACAAGACTATTTCCGCTATTTAAATGTAGCCAAAGCCAACGATAAAGGTTCTGCTAACCTTAGCTTTGCACCCTACCCAACCAAGGTGCTTATAGGGTATGCAAATATCCCAGATACAGGATACGGCACATAATGGCGGTAGCTCAACAAAGACGGGCAATGACTGCATCGTTACCATCTCCGATTGGGGGGTGGAACGCAAGGGATTCTTTGGCAGAAATGAACCAACTCGATGCGGTTCAGATGGTCAATTTCTTTCCTACGCCTACCGATGTAACCCTTAGAAAAGGCTATACCAAGATTTCTACGGGCATAACTGGTGAGGTTTTGTCCTTGATGAATTACTCAAGTCCGAGTACGACAAAGTTGTTTGCCTCTACCGCAACAACTATTTGGGATACAAGCACTTCAACGGCTACAGCTAGTCTTACAGGCAATACCGATGGTAAATGGATTCACGCCATGATTACAACGGCTGGTGGTTCGTTTATGGCGGCTGTAAATGGTGCAGACCCTATGGTTGTTTATGATGGTACAAGATGGTCAAGAAGTGCTACGACAAACACCGCACAGACTATTTCTACGATTACTAGGGGCGGAACAGGCAATTTAACCGCTACCCTAACGACTGCTAGTCCGCATAATTTAGTTACAGGTAACACCATAACAGTCGCAGGTGCTACCCCCGCAGAATTTAACGGAACTTATCGCATTACTGTTACGGGTGCATCGACCCTCACCTATACGATGGCGGTTGCCCCTAGCGGTAATGCAACAGTTGTAGGCACTTACACCATTAATTACTACATAACAGGTAAAAATTCTAATACATTTGCTTATGTAAACCTGTTTAAAGAGCGTTTGTACTTTGTAGAAGAAAACTCCCTTAACTTTTGGTACTTGCCTGTAGATTCAATAAACGGGGCTGTAACTTCATTTCCTCTTGGTGGCATCTTTAAGCGAGGTGGCTACCTACAAGCGATGGGAACATGGACTATTGACGCTGGTTACGGAGTCGATGACCTAGCCGTATTTGTTACAAGTAACGGAGAAGTCGCTGTTTACAAGGGTTCTGACCCATCCGACCCTAATGATTGGGCTTTGGTTGGTATTTGGAACATTGGACAGACTTTTGCCCGTAAATGCGTCTTTAAATATGGTGGTGACATCCTACTTTTAACCCAAGATGGCTTAGTGCCCCTATCGGCAGGATTACAGTCCACCCGATTAGACCCACGAGTTAACATTACAGACAAGATTTTCTTTGCTATTAGCCAAGCAGCAGACCTTTATTCTGCAAACTACGGCTGGCAAATGAGTTATTTAGCCAAATACAATATGTTATTGGTCAATATTCCTGTAACTACGGGTTCTGAACAATATGTCATGCACAACATTACAAAGTCATGGGCAAGATTTACCAATATTGACGCAAATTGTTGGGAAATGAGCGGTGAAGATATGTATTTTGGTGGAAATGGCTATGTAGCTCGTTTTTATGACTCATTTTCTGACGATACCGACAATATTAGTGGGTTTGTACAGCAAGCGTACTCTTATTTTGACCGCAGAGGGCAACAAAAACGCTTCACTATGGTACGCCCTATCCTACAGACCGATAACGGCTTACCGACTGTTTTATGCGGTGTCAGTACCGATTTTGATACAGTACCTTTAACTAGCCAAATATCGTTTAATCCCTCAACCCTAGATATTGGGGTTTGGGATACATCTACATGGGATGACACCAACTGGGGTGGAAATCTAATTGTGACTAAGTTTTGGCAAGGCGTGACAGGAATAGGCTATGCAGGCTCAGTTAGCATGAATGTGGCAAGCCAAGGCATTGATTTTCATTGGGCATCAACCGACTTTGTAATGGAGGCTGGCGGGGTATTGTGAGAACTGTTACGACTGAAAACCAGCGATATTTGGGGGAATGGCTGGTTAGAGTGCTTAACTTTCCCCTACCTGAAACCACCCAATGTATTGGGCAGATGCAAGATGGTAATTTAGTAGCTGTAGTTGGATATTGTAATTTCATGCCAAAAGCCTGCGAAATGCACATTGGGGCATTGGCTGAAACGAACTGGATGAGCAGAGATTTATTATGGGCGGCTTTTGATTACCCCTTTAATAAACTAGGAGTTAGCGTTATACTAGGGCAAATCTGTGCTGATAACACAGATGCCCTAAAGTTAAACCGACATTTGGGCTTTAAGGTTGTAGCTGAAATACCTGATGCCCACATGAGTGGTGATTTGGTAATTATGGCTATGAGAAAAGAGGAGTGTCGGTTTCTTAACATCCGATGCTCTTTAAACAAGGGAGAATAGTATGGGTGGTGGTGGATTTTTAGGATTAGGGCCTGCGCCAAGCGCACCTGCACCCCCTGATTATGCGGGGGCGGCACAACAGACAGCACAAGGCAATATTGAAGCGGCACGAGTCGCTACTGCGGCTAATCGTGTTAATCAAGTCACGCCTTATGGCAATCTTAGCTACGCTGTTACGGGTGCTGACCCTTATGGCAACCCTACTTGGACTGCTACTCAGACCTTAAGCCCCACCCAACAACAACTGCTTGACTATCAAAACCAAACAAGCCTTGGATTAGGCAGACTTGCAGGTCAAGGATTGGGTTATGTTGAGAATATGCTCAACACCCCGTTTGATGTCAGCAAATTGCCATCTACAGGCTTTAATCCTAGCCAAACATATCAAGAAGCCTATATGCAACGCCTTGCCCCACAGTTACAACAAGGGCGTGAACAGTTACAACAACAACTTGCAAACAAAGGCATCGATATTGGTTCTGAAGCCTATGACCGAGCCATGATGCAACAAGCCCAGCGTGAGAACGATTTATTGGCTGCCGCCACAACTCAAGGTTTTGGTGTTGGTCAGCAAGCCCGTCAATCTGCCTTACAAGAACAAGCCTACCTTAGAAACGAGCCTTTAAACACTCTTTCTGCGGTGCGTACTGGCGCACAGGTACAAGGCCCACAATTTGTTAATTCTGCTCAACAAGCTACTACTGCAGGCCCTGACATATTGGGTGCAGCACAAATGGGATACAACGCCCAAATGGGTGACTTTAACGCTAGACAAGCCGCCCAAGCTAACTTTAATCAAGGATTAATGGGATTGGGTAGTGCAGGCATTATGGCGTTCTCAGATGTCAGACTAAAAGAAAACATTAAAGCAATCGGTGTAATGGATAACGGATTGACCTTATATAGCTTTGAATACAAAGATGAAGTTAAATCTCACCCATTAGCAGGTGATGGTGTCCATGTTGGTGTCATGGCACAAGAAGTAGAGCAAGTATTCCCATACGCAGTTAAAACCCTTGATGACGGCTATAAAGTCGTAGATTACGGACTATTACCATGAATATGTACAACCCCTACATTCAGCAAATGGCTCAACCACAAGACTTAGGTGGGTTAGCTCCGTACTATCAAAACATAGCTAATCAACAAGCCATGCAAAATATGGCTATGCAACAAGCTCAAGGATTGACTCAGCAAGCAGGACAAACATCTCAAGGTGGTATGAATCCTATGATGATGGCTCAAATGTTGCGTAAAGAAAATCAAGGAAGCCCTTATTTATCTTCCATTCCAGCCATGATGAAATATGGCTCAGGTAATGTTTATGGTGGATTTGGTCAAGGTCAAACCCCAACCAATGCAAATTGGGATTTAGACGCTCAAGGAATGTAAATATGGCACAACCAATGCTTAACTTAGGCGGTAATTTACCACCCGAAGAACTTTTAAAACAGCAACAAATTGCTCGCCAACAACAGATGGCTCAAATGTTGATGCAACAAGGTCAGCAAGTGCCTCAAGGACAAATAGTAAGTGGGCGTTATGTTGCCCCATCTTTTACACAAAGTTTAGCTGGATTAGCCAATGTTTATTTGGGGAAAAAAGAGTTGGAAAAAGCCGAAGAAGAACAATTAAAAATGGCTGAAAGATTGCGTGAAAGAGAAGGGCAATCTGTTAAAGAATATTTCCAAGCATTAGAAGGTACGCCTGCTCAACCTGTACCTAAAGGTTATGAATTAGTTGATGCTGGAACGCCAGCAACAGGCCCTAACTATCAAAAAGCTTTACAAATTGCTACAAATCCGTATGCTCCATCTTGGCTTAAATCACAAGCAGTAGAAATGCTTAAACCACAAAAACTTGGAGAAGGCGATGTACTTACTCGCATTAATCCTAGAACTGGTCAAATGGAAACTATTGCATCAGGTGGTGAAAAGTATCGTGCTCCTATTAGTGTAGATACAGGTGCAAAAATAGAATTGCGTGACCCTCGTGACCCAACCAAAATATTACAAGTTATACCTAAATCATTAAGTATTGCTGACCAAATCAATATGCAATTTGAAGGTAAATTAGGTGGTTATGGTAGTGGTATGCCAAATATGGGTGGTCAACCTAATGTTTCTGCACAAGGTGGCGGTCAAATGGGACAAGTTAATGTGCCAACTTCAAGCCCAGATACAAAATTTGCCCCAGCGACTTTACCTAAATACGAATATGACTCATCTATGTCACCAGCAGACAATAGGGCTGCACTAGTAAAATTTAACGAAGATTTGCGTAAAAATGTGAAAAATGCTAAAGATTCATTTGGTGTTTTAAGTTCAGTAGCAGACATTTTAAGTTCAAACCAACCAAGTTCAGGTTTTTTACAAAATGTAGCTACAACTACTGGCGAAGCATTTGGATATGGTGGAAAAGCATCACAAGAAGATGCAAGGCTTAAAATATTAGGTGAACGATTAACTGCACAAGTACCACGCTTTGAAGGCCCACAATCTGATAAAGACACAGCATCTTATCGTACAGCAGCAGGTGATGTAGGAAACGCCAATAAACCAATTTCTACAAGAATTGCAGCCGTTCAAACTATGATTGAACTTAATAAAAAATATTATCCTAATGGTGATTGGGATAGCATTGATATGGCTGGCCCTGTAAACAGAAGATATAACCCTTATTTGCCAACAGTAGCTCAAGATATTGGTAGAGCAGTAATTGGAGAAAAATCAAGTTACAGTCCACAAGAATTTAGAAAAACTTTAAACCCACAAGACCAAGCTGCATTTGATTTTGTTAGAAAAAATCCTAACCACAAAGATACACCTGCAATTAAAAAAGTATTGGGAATTGAATAATGGCTTTTGACTCTCAAAAATATCTTGCGTCTAAAGCGTCAGAAACCCCTTCTGCATCTGTAGCTAAAGGGTTTGACCCACAACTTTACTTGCAAAATGCTGGTGGCAACATTATTAGTGGTGATGTGCCTACTGTTGTAGGTCAAGTACCAAACCCACCCGTAATTAAGCCAAAACGCACAATGATGGAAAATGTACAAGCCTTGTACGAAGTGCCAGCTACTATGCTTTCGGGTGCAGCGTTAACTATTCCAAGTGCTGTATCTGCATTAGCTACAGGCGAAGCACCAATGGCTATGGCACAACGCAATATGTACCAACCTAGAAGCGGTGCAAGTCAAGATGTACTGCAAAGCATTGGTAGTGCGTTTGAAGCGTCTAAATTGCCACCAGTAATGCCTACAGGAATGTTGCCTAGCTATGCTCGTATGGTGCAAACAACACCCCCACAAGCTCGACAAATGGGTCAGGCTGTGCAAGAAGTAGCGCCACGCATAGCACAAGCTTTGCGTCAACCTGAACCACAGCCAACTATGTCAGGAGTAGGCGCAGCAGATGTACCAAATGCTGTTGTAAGAGCGCAAATGGCAGAACAATTACGAGTACCTATTAAATTAAGCAAAGGTCAAGCAACTCGTGAGTTAGGTCAACAACAATTCGAAGCTGAAACAATGAAAACCTATCCTGAAGATGTAGGCAGACCATTAATTCAAGCTCAAGAATTAAGAAACACGCAAATTGGTCAAAATTTAGATGCTTATGTAGAGGCAACTGGAGCGCAAGTAGCTAATCCGTTTTATTTAAGACCTACTGGAGAAGCGGTTGATGCTGCTTTAAGAGAAACTGCAAATAAAGCTAAAAATGCTTATAAAAATGCTTATGATATTGCTAGAGCTTCTGAAGAAGGTCAGCAAAAAGTTAATGTTCAAGGAATTATTAACCAACTTGACACTATGGAAGCCGAAGCTGCCAATGCTCCAGTTATTACTAGCGCCAAAATGAAATTAAATCAATTATCCAAAAATGGCGAAATGACATTAAATCAAATTGAAGAAGTACGCAAAATGGTTAATAGATTATCAGGTGATACCCCAAGCAATATGAGTTTTGGTGGGGATATTAAAACAATGATTGACACAGTTACACAAAATGCTGGTGGAGATTTGTTTAAAGAAGCTAGAAGGTTAAGAGCCAAGTTTGCCAATGATTTTGAAAGCATTGGTTTAATTGATGATTTATTAAGCAAAAAAACAAATTCTAAAGATAGAGTTATTGCTTTGGAAAAAGTATTTGATAAAACTGTTATGCAATCTGATTTAGATAGTTTAAAAGCTCTCGGTTATACCCTTAAAAAGACTGAAAAAGGTCAACAAGCTTGGGCAGAATTAAAAGGTCAAACTATTGAAAACCTTAGAAGTGCTATTACTGCTAATATTGAAACTGATTCTTTAGGTCAACGCACTTTTAACCCTAAACAATTTGATGTAATAGTTAAAAATTTAGATAAATCAGGCAAATTAGATTATTTACTTGGAAAAAAAGGCGCACAAGAAGTTAGAAACTTGAGAGAAACTGTAATTGCTATTAATTCTCCCGTTAGAGGTATTAATCAAGCTAATACTGCTAGTGCAATGGATAAAGTTTTAACCAAATTCTTAAATAGAATACCATTTGCTGGCCCTATGGTAGAAGTAGGCACAGAAGCATTAGAAAAACAAAAAATAGGCAAGCAAGTTAAAGAATCCATTAATTATTCACCTAGTAAAATGGCTGAAGAATTGAAAAAAGGAAGCAAAAATGAGTAGAAACGGGTCAGGCACATATACACTACCTGCGGGTAATCCCGTAGTTACAGGCACAACCATTGCAAGTACATGGGCTAATAACACACTTAGTGATATAGCTTCTGCTTTGACTGACTCTGTTGCGGCAGATGGTCAAACCGCAATGTCGGGTAACTTAAATTTAAATAGTAACAAAATTGTTAACTTAGCTACCCCTACTTTATCTACCGATGCAGTAACAAAGGCTTATGCAGACGCTTTAGTTAGTGGCGGTACGGGTTCATTTACAACCTTAACAGTTACAGGTACGACCACCCTTGCTACATCCTTAACAGGGGTATTAAAAGGTACTTCAGGTGTTGTTGCTGTAGCCACCGCAGGTACAGAGTATGTAGCACCATCCACAGCAACAACCTTTACTGCATTACAAACATTCGCTGGTACATCATCTAACGCAGACTTAAAGACTTCTAATATTCTTGAAGTCTCTACAGTTTCGGCTACAGCAGCAACAGGTACAGTTGCCTATGATGTAACCACTCAATCGGTCTTGTATTACACAAGCAATGCAAGCGGTAATTGGACAGTTAATTTTAGAGGTTCTAGCGGAACTTCTTTAAATACGCTTATGGCTACAGGCGAATCTATATCTGCTACTTTCTTAGTTACAAATGGCTCTACAGCATATTATAATTCTGCTGTACAAGTAGATGGCAATTCTGTTACTCCTAAATGGCAAGGTGGAACTGCTCCTACAGCTGGCAATACAAGTTCAATAGATGTTTACACTTATGTAATTATTAAAACTGGTTCTGCTACATTTACTGTGTTGGCTTCTGTAACTAAATTTGCATAAGGACAAAAGATGCCACGCTTATCTAAAATTGGTGCAGCAGCACTAGCAGCGTTTGGATGGACTGCTAGTGGTGGTGTTACTGTTGAATTTCTTGTTGTCGCTGGTGGAGGTGGTGGCGGTTCAAATCAAGCTGGTGGTGGAGGTGCTGGTGGATTGCGTTCATCTGTTACTGCTACAGGCGGTGGTGGTTCTTTAGAATCTGCTCTTGTTTTAAACCCAAATCTTTCATACACAGTTACTGTTGGTGGTGGTGGCCCTGCTGGCACAAGTGGTAGTCGTGGAACTTCTGGTGGAAATTCATCAATATCAGGAACTGGTATTACAACTATTACTTCTACAGGAGGAGGCAATGGTGGTGGCACAGTTGATGTAGCTGCAAGAACTGGAGAAACTGGTGGTTCAGGCGGTGGTGGCGCACAAGGCTCTAGCGGTGGAACTGGAACTGCCAATCAAGGTCGTAATGGTGGTACAGGGTCAAGTGATGACCCGAATTTAGGTGGTGGCGGTGGTGGTGGAGCATCTACTGCTGGTGCTAATGGAACATCTACTGCTGGTGGTAATGGCGGTGCAGGTGTTTCTGTTGCTATTACAGGTTCTTCAATACCTTACGCTGGTGGCGGTGGAGGTGGTACTTTTGGTGGAGGTACAGCAGGTACTGGAGGTACTGGTGGAGGTGCTAATGGTAACTCCGCTACACCAGCATCAGCTAATACAGGTGGCGGTGGCGGTGGAGGTAGCAATTCTCCTGTTGTAGGAGGAAGTGCAGGCGGCTCAGGCGTAGTGATTATCTCCTATGTAGGCGCACAACAATTCGGTGGTGGCACAGTAACAACCTCTGGCGGTAATACTATCCATACCTTTACAAGTAGTGGTTCTTTAGTACCACTTTAATAAGGAAAATAATGGCACATTTTGCAAAAGTAGAAAATGGAGTAGTAGTCCAAGTTATTGTGGCAGAACAAGATGTCATTAATAGTGGCATCTTTGGTCATGGATGGGTACAGACTTCATATAATACTCATGGTGGGCAACATCCAGAAGGTAGACCATTACGGAAAAACTACGCTGGTATTGGTTACACTTATGACAACCAAAAAGATGCTTTTATTCCACCACAACCATATCCATCTTGGAATTTAAATGAAAATACTTGTTTATGGGATGCTCCAATTCCCTATCCTACAGACGATAAGCGTTATTCATGGGATGAAACTACAATATCTTGGATTAAACTTGCATAGGTGACTTATGTTTATTATTGATTGGATGTTCGATAAGATGGGCTACACCAAAAAGGTGAATTGGCTTACTGTACTTAATTCTTTGGAAGGTAGCGTTACAGCCACGCCCAAAAAACCTGCGGTTAAGCGTAAACCTGCTGTTAAAAAGACTACAGTTAGGAAGAAAAATGCCTAACGAAATCCAAAAAGAAGTAGTTAAAGAAGCCATTAAAGAATGGTTAAATGAGAAAGTAAGCCAGTTTGGTTGGTTCTCACTACGAACATTGTTTTATGTCTTTGTCGGTGGTCTAGGTTATGCCTACCTATCTACTCATGGATGGTCGCTACCTAAGTGATTATAGAAACTATCATCGGGGCATTAGTTCCAGTAGGCGTAGAAGGCATTAAACAGCTTATAGGGCGTTTTAATGGTGGAGTTCGCCCAACCACCATTTCAGAGCAGATTCAGCTTGATAACAGCGAAATAGCTCGTTTAGAAGCCCTTGCCAAGCTCGATAACCCATACGGACAACCTAGCCAATGGGTTATTGATTTAAGAGCGTCTAGCCGTTATTTAGGGGCTTTAACAGTCATTGTGGTGGGTCTTTCTACCTTATTTTTACCTGTTGACCAATATGTTCAACGCATAGGCTTGGAAGCTGCCAACATAGCCTTTGGATTCTTGTTTGGTAGTCGGATTATGGCAAACCTAAAAAAATGAACCGCATGGTTAGGCTATGAGCCGATTTGAGGAGTGTTTAAAACGCATCCTAAAGCACGAAGGCGGTTTTGTTAATGACCCCCTAGACTCAGGCGGTATGACCAACCTAGGCGTTACTAAGCGTGTTTGGGAAGAATTTGTAGGGCATCCCGTATCCGAAGCCGATATGCGAGCCTTGACCCCCGAAAAAGTCGGTTCAATGTATAAACTAAAGTATTGGAATCCTAGTTATTGTGAAGTCCTACCGAAAGGCTTAGATTATGTGGTATTCGATTTTGCCGTTAATGCAGGCACAGGCAGAAGCGTTAAGACGCTACAACAGGCAATCGGATGCGTGGCTGATGGAGTTATTGGGCCTAAGACTATGGCAGCAATTAATGATGCAAACCCTAAAGACCTTATTGCAAAGTTTTCAGACGCTAGGGCAGACTTTTACCAAGGCATAGTTGCAAGAAAACCCGACCAAGCTCGCTTTATTAAAGGCTGGCTTAATCGGGTAGAGGATGCTAGAAAACTAGCTCTTGAGGAATATAACCAAGACAATAAAGAGTCCTAGTAGTAACAGACCTTTTTCAGTCCAATAAGCCTTGTTAAGACGGGCTGGGTCATAGATTAAATAAGACTGAAGCTCAAGCATATCGGTGTCTTTTTCAACATACTTAGGTGGCACATAATACTTACCGATTTGTACTTTGCCGTTGTTGTATGGAATGTTCATAAATACCCACCTAAAATATAACCTAGAGTTGTACACGCTACTGCTAATAAAACGAACAGAATTGTAGCTACAAATGGGTTCATGAGTTCACCATATCGTTAATTGCTTCTTGGATTTGCTCAAAGATTGGGTTGTTAGCGACCATTTCATAGATGCTAATGCCGCCTACTTCTAAGTCCTCAATCTCAACATAATTGCCCATAATGCCAACAGCAGGTTCAGCAGGCAGTTCTGTGCCATATACATCAACAGGCGTATCGCCAATCGTTACAGTATCAATCATATTACCCCCTAGTAAAAGATTTTATAGCGTGGATGGCAGGTCACTTCAACGGGTACAGTCGTAGTAACCCCGTTAATCTTACGCCTAGCCTCAATGACTACTGGTCTTGTGTTAGCTGATTCACATTCATTAATAGCCAAGATAACCTGACTACGAGTCATGTGAAAAACAGTCTTATCTGTTTCTAATGTAGCGTTAGGTGGCTCAAACGATGAACAAGCCCCTAATAATGCGGTTGATAGTGCGATTGCGTATTTCATGATATTCCCCCAGTTCTCCACACATAAACAATAGCAGGTATGCCAAACGCCAACACACCTGCAACCATACCTAATAAAAAGTCTTTCATAAATCCCCCTTAGTTAAACAACGATTAAATATTAAGCCAACTTAACATATAGTGCAACTAGGTAGTTTCCCTAGTGTATAAAAAATCAGGGCGTAGATTTGGCTAAATTGGGGGGAAAGCAAGAAAACCCTTTATCCAAGCATCCTCTAACGCTTGCTTAACCGCCCTATAAAGGTGGGGTGGCCCTCGGTGTGAAGGAGATTGTGGCAGGGGGATTGCCGCCACCCCGTAATCATTATAGTTTGTTTTTTGCCCGATAAAAGGCTAAAAGATGGGTAAAACATTCCCACCCAATTCTCAGGTCATCTTCAGGTATCTCTAATAGTTTAGCCTTATTTTGTAGGGCGTTGACATAAACAATGGCACACCGAGCTTTGGGCATCTCAAACCCCTGTCGGTAGGCTGATAACTGCATTTGATGGTCAAAAAAATAATCGAGCTTGTCTAGGTCTTTTTCTGTTGTTTTGAAGTCAACCACAAAGCCTGACTTAGCAACTAAGTCGCATTTACCGCCAAACCCACCATAAGCAAAGGACTTCTCAGAAATCCATAGCTGTGAGCCAAAATGCTCGTTTATGGCGTTTTCTACGGCTCGGACATAGGGTGGTAGCTCAGGGATGTAAATACCCTCGTAGAAGGCTTCTATGACCCCATGTATCTGCGTTCCCCGTTCTGCTGCTTGCTTGGCGGTTTCTTTGCTATCAGCAACGACCCGACTTAGCCAATCTTCCTCAGATTCACCCTCTAGGCGAGGTAATGTAAGAGCGGACAATATGGCTTGTTGTTGTTTCCATACATCCAATGCGGGTTTTGACGCACAACCAATAATTGTGGTAACTGAGGGCAATAGGCCATGTTCTCTTGCGTCTTTGACAGTTGTGTTTCTTTCTTTTCCGTTCTTGCCAACGATGCGATAGGCTGTATTGCCATCGGGTAAGTAGAAATGACCGCTCTCACTTGTATTCTCTTTCACTAACATAATTCCCCCTGTTAAACATTACATTAACTGTAGTATCGCGATTCTATCGTCTGAGTTTTTAACCCTGTCGGCACAAGCCTGAACCACAGTCTTAATGACAGTTTCCAAGTCATCTTGAGCAAACCCGATGATGGGTACTTCTTCATCGTAGCCCCGTTCTTGAAAGGTCTTGACTGTATATTTTTGGTCAATAAAGTCTTTAATCATGTGGTTCATAGCTCGCTCCTAAAGGTTACCCCCTAAAATGGAATGTCGTCTTCTATTGCTGCGTCTTGCAACTGCTTATTTACATCGGTAAAGGTGTTGCGGTACTCGGCTGACAGCATGATTTGGTCTTTTAAACCTTGCGATAAGCTGTCAAAAACTTCTTGGTCAAACTTCTGCAAGTCAAACAATACGCAAGGGTTTACGCCCTGTGGTAGTCCTGCCTTTTGCACAATGGCGGGAACTGGGGTAATAGCCACCGCATCAGCGTAGGTATTGCCGTTATTGGCAGTCCTATGCTGAACAGTAACCATGCACCATTTATCTAACAAATTGCGTAGGTCAAAGCCACGCAACTCATCATCGGTAAATGATTTGCCACGCCAAGATTCCAAGTCCTTCCGTAACGAAGCCTTATCGCCTAGCGATAGCGTGTAGTTGCGTGTTTGGATAAGGGGTTTGCCCTCAATCTTTAAGTCATCGCCATGAAGCTCCCAAAAGAACTTTACTTTGCGTAGCATCTTGACTTGACCCATGTACTCGGACTTCTGAGTTCCAAGGTCAATAATTCGGTATAAACGAGCTAGGTGCGACCCTACTGGGGCTACCTTAAACTCTTTCTTTTCTGTAGTTGTGCCTGTCACAATCATTGTTTCCCCCCAAAAATATTAGAAAAATCGTCAAAAATCGTACCCAAAATGGGGCTTATCCTACGCTTATTGGGTAAGCCACAATGAAACCTGATTAAGTCAATTTCTGCCAATGTCAACATATCACCATCTTCTGCCTTATCTAAAGCTATATTTAGGCGTTCTTGCTCTGCCATCATTTCGTTATGTAATTCCTGTAAGTCATCCATAATCATCTCCAAAAGTAAACAGCTTATGCTGTACCACCATATTAAGCCAAATTAAAAAAAAGTGCAAACTATTTGATATAGCGTTGTATTTTTGGTAAGATAGCTTAATGAAGAAGAAAAGCGTATTTACCGATAGCCAAATTATCGAGTTACTGGGTGGGCCTACCAAAATAGCCAAAATCTGCAAAATTAGCGTACCTGCTGTAAGTATGTGGAAAAACTCAGGTATTCCAGCCGATAAAATGGTCTATTTAGGGGCTTTGTTAGAACAAGAATCCAAAGGATTGGTAAGCCGCAAAGACTTATTTCCCGACTCATACCAGTTGATATGGCCTGAGCTACGATGAGAACAGTTTGCTGGTTTTCTTGCGGTGCTGCTAGTGCCGTAGCTACAAAAATAGCCCTAAAAGAAGCTACAGGCGAGGTAGTTATAGCTTACACAGAAGTCAAAGAAGAACACCCTGATAACAAGCGGTTCTTAGCTGAGTGCGAGGAATGGTTTGGGCAAAAGATTGAGATTCTTGGGAATGACTTTTACGACAGGTCAATTTATCGGGTATTTGAAAAGAACTACATCCGTACCCCCAAAGGTGCTCCATGCACTAGAGCCTTAAAAAAGCAGATTCGGGAGCGTTTTGAGAAGCCCACAGACAGACAGGTATTTGGCTACACCGCAGAAGAACAAGCCCGATTAGACCGATTTATAGACGCTAATGCCGATGTCAACATATGGACACCCCTTATAGATAAAGGCTTAGGTAAGGAAGATTGCCTTGCTATCCTTAAAAACGCCAATATTGAACTTCCAGCTATGTACAAGCTTGGCTATCACAATAACAACTGTATTGGGTGCGTTAAGGGTGGTATGGGCTACTGGAACAAGATAAAAGTGGACTTTCCTGAGCATTTTGACCGCATGGCAAAGCTCGAAAGATTTAAAAAGCAGACCATATTTAAAGACCGCTACCTTGATGAACTAAAGCCTACAGATGGAAACTATCCCCAAGAACCCAATATTGAGTGTTCTATTTTCTGTCAGATGGTTGAGCAAGATTTGAAATAGCGTTATACTGTAGGAGCAGATTGATACCTGTTTAGTAAAACTCCATTAAGACCCTTTTGGGTTGCTTTGAGCGTTTTGGAAAGCCTGTGGAGTGCTTCCTAAAGCGGTATCAACTTAGAGCAACCCAAAGGGGTTTTTCTATTTCTGCCACCCGAAACGACAGGGTGTTAGAAAAAGTCGGGGATGGGCTAGAGGCCGATGGAGATTCAGCATCGGAGCGAGGGTCGACACCTGCGATAGCCGCCAAGATACTGGGTCAAGCCAGCTTGGGTAGAGTCGTTACTCGATACATCTCTTGACAGTATCGCCACTTGTGGCGTTGGTCGTTCTATGGGAAAAGAGCTTGCAAAAAGTTATATAAACATTACATTAACCGACTTTATGTAACATATAAGGGAAAGTACCTATATACTCACATATTAAGTAAACTTAACCTAGCATTGTTTTTAACAAGGGGGATTTAATGATTACTGTTACTGGATTAATTGAATTTGACTATGAATCTTGGGGGCCAAGAGTTTCTATTAGACATAAATGCAATATGTATTGGGATGATTGTCTTGAAGAAGCTAAAGCTGTGTATGAGTTTGATTTTGAATACGATAAAGATACAGATTCTTATGAATTTGTAAAACTCCGCAAAATAACCAAAGCCAAAGCACAAAAGAACAAAACATGACCACATTTACAACTGAAGATAGACTTAATGCGTATAGCCATTACAAAATCTATGATGAGAATGGTGAATTAATGCGTACAGTAAAGACTAAGCATGAAGCCGAGCATTTAATTAAAACTTATACCGATTGGACTTACCAGTTTGTTAAAGCTGATAAACCTAAATTTGAGGATGCACCATTTTGAGTGCTTGGTTAATTATTCTTACAGGTGTAATTTACGGATACATAGCTGTAGAGCAAGGCTTTAAAGGCAATTTGCCTATGGCGGTGGTGTATAGCGGTTATGCGTTTAGTAATGTTGGACTTTATATACTCGCAACAAAATAGGGGGATGTGTGGATTTTGAAAAGTTTTGGATTAATTGGCCCAAAA